TATACTATAATCGGATTTAGTGTAAAGCCGGGAGTGTGGGTCCGCCTCCTCCCATATAGTCCGTGTGGCTCTCTGGCTTTATGCAGGAATAATCTGGGAAAGCTCTGGCGTGTTATTGCACCGCTGGGGCTTTTCTGTTATGAAGGGAGGCAGAGCTGTGGCATACAGACAGCAACGAAACTATGAAAATCTGAATAAGGCTATATTTGACGGCGAGGGCGAGTATGATATACCGATACTTGCCACTGCTGAGTGTGATGTGGAGAACTGGATCAGCTTTAACTTTGCTAAGGGCTGTGATGAACCGGAACGGCATGGCGTACACTTCTTTATTGATGACTACCAGTTTAACAGGGTATGGACTTCCCCGGATGTCTATGTCAATATGCTGGGGCGTTTTCAAGCAGTATGTACTCCGGACTTTTCCACCTATACAGACTTTCCAAAGGCGATACAGATATACAACCACTACCGCAAGCACTGGCTGGGGGCATACTGGCAGGCACACGGCATAACCGTGATACCTACCATCTCATGGAGCGACCACGATAGTTACGATTGGTGCTTTGACGGGGAACCCATAGGCGGCACTGTGGCAGTGTCCTCAGTTGGTACTCAGATGGGTATTGAGGGTACGGCTCAGCTCTTTATGGACGGCTACAACGAAATGCTCAAACGCTTAGAGCCTAAACAGATTATCATGTATGGTCTTATTCCGGACGGATGCGAGGGAAACATCATATCCGTAAAGGCGTTTCAGCAGAAATGGAGAGAAAACCGATAGCCACCCCACCCCACTCTGCCGGACACGGCACAGCCGAGCAGCAGAAAAACGGCGGAGATGCGAGGGCTACACAGTGGCAGGATGCTTTTTCAACCACTTTTTCTTGAAATACTGTTTTGTGCTTGCGTGTTCCGTTTCGTGCGTGTCATCCGCTGGATTGGAAAACAGACTGGGAAACCTTAGGCGGTATTCCTCCTCAAAGGCATCTCCCGGCTCAAACATTCCAAGCCTGTAATAGTTGCGTATTACCTGTAAATAATCACGCCTACGCCACATCATGGGCGATGCCTGCATAAGCTCCAAAGTCTTATTGATGAATACCGGAATAAGGCGTATATCATTGCAGCAGCCACAACGCATTTTTAGAATGTATGACAGCTCAAAGGTTGTTTCGCCGTTGTAAATGTAATCCGGTACGGGTATCGTGCTTATATCCTCAGCCGACAAAAGGCTGTATCGGATGCCATCGGAAATTATGACCGTTGCATCATAAGCGGTCTGCCTGTCATCATAAAGTGATAAATCGGTATTGCGTGGCGATACATCATACAGTACGCCGTTTTTAAAATATGCACAACATTCTTGCATTGTAACACCTCCTGCCTTTATTTTATAAGGGCAGATAAATTTTTTCAACTGTATATCAGTTAAATTTATTTGACTAGCAAGAAAAATTGTGCTATAATAAAATATTTTGAAAATGTGCTTGACTTTTCTTTGTTGCTACAATATAATTAGTTTGTGGCTACAAAGAAAGGAGGTTTATACATGGGCATCCACAAAGGTACTAAACTGACAGATGCCCCAAAAAATCAAATGCTGAGAGTAAGGATTGATGAAGTGACAGCCCAAAAGTTAGAAGAACTGGCTCAGAGGCAGAAAATTTCAAAGTCTGAAATCATCCGAAAAGGCATTGAATTACAATATGGGGACAAAAAATAAGAGCTACCCCACTCTGCAAAAGTGATAGCTCTTATTTCCCAACACCAACACATCAAAGTGCTGATAAATAAAGTATATCTCATTTTGGTGTGTAAGTCAACAAAATTTGACTAACAAAATTGAAAGCGAGGTATATTTTATGAGCGAAAAAAGACAGTTAGAAATCATGGAAAGCATTGCAACCGTGGCACAGGATTCCGCTGAGGCAGGAAACCTTGACCAGACACTTTATGCGGATGTGTTTGAGTACATTTCCGGCACACTCCACTCTCTCATTTCACAGATGGGAGGTGCTGCAGTATGAACGAATTACAGACATTCAGCAATAACGAGTTTGGAAACATACGCTCCCTCACGATTGAGGGCGAACCGTGGTTTGTAGGTAAGGACATAGCGGCATCTTTGGGGTATGACCGTACAGATAACGCCGTAAGAAATCATGTTGACAACGAGGATAAGCTGATGCACCAAATTAGTGCATCAGGTCAAATGCGAAATATGGTTATCATCAACGAAAGCGGTTTGTACTCTCTCATCCTCTCCAGCAAGTTACCAAACGCAAAGAAATTTAAACGCTGGGTAACGAGCGAGGTACTACCTGCAATCCGTAAAACGGGTGCATACGCCGTTCCCACAACGGAGCGTGAAACCACTATGGATGACTACCTGAGGGCCGCAAGCATTGTTGCAAGCTGCCGCAACGAGCGGCTGCCCTATGTGTTCAACCTGCTGCACAGTGCAGGCATTGACATAAAGGCGGTCAGCCGCAAGCCGGAATATGACATAACGGGCGAATGTGCAAGGCTTATCAACACAGCCGTCAATGACTACGGCGTGTCAGTCCACTCCATAGCAAGGCTTGTGGGCTTGCAGACCACACAGATACAGAGGATAAGGACGGGGAACAGCACCCCGACCATACAGAGGTCACAGATAATATGTGACGCCATCCGGCAGGAAATACCGGAAATTGAATAAAGGCTTTAGGGACAGGCATTTACGCCTGTCCTTTTTATGCTATAAACAAAGTCAAAATAATTTGACTAATCCAAGATTATAATATACAATGGAGGTGCATAAACATGGGCGGTAGAGGCGGTGCAAGCGGTCTTACAGACTGGCTGGGTAAGGAAGGCGGTGTACCCGGCGAGGCAAAGCCGATGGACATAACGCAATTTGAGGGCTGGACGCTTGAACGGGTTGAGCAGCGGTTAAGGAATCTGAAACATGAGGAGCTTTTTGTTTTGGATGAAAACGATAAGATTATAGCTGCATACAAGGGCAACCGTACATCGGTGGCTTTCCCGGCTGAGTTGTTAGACCAGAAAGGACTTACAGTTACACATGGGCATCCTAAAAACGGTGCTGAGGCGGCAGACTTTGGCGGTACTTTCTCCTTTGCCGATATGGGTAATATGCTAAAGTCACAATGGGCTGAGCATAGAGCCACAGCAAGCGGACAGGGAGAAATGAATTATATTCTGCGTAAAGGCAAAAACGCAAAGCCCAAACAGTTCTATAATCAGATTAACCGGGATTATACAAGGCTTAACAAGGAAATCTCGGATGCGTATAAGGCAGAATATAAAAAGGCTAAGGACTCCGGCGTAAGTACGAAACAGGCTCAGCACAGGGCAAGGCAGGTATCTGTCGGTATCTTAAATGCCTATTACAAACAAACCGCATCGAAATACGGTTATGAGTACATAACCAAAAAGAAAGAATACAAGTACAACAGGTAGTAATACCCGGAAAGGAGGCACACTATGGCAGGAAAAGAAAACACCACACCCGACATTGAAGATGATGCAGAGTTTAGCGAGGACGGGGTTATTGACCATCTCGCACAGTTCAAAACGGATGGGGACTTTTTCAAGCACATGGAAAATCTTGAAAAGGAGGCTCTCGCTGAGTTGGAGGCTGAGGGCGTTCCCATTAAGGATGATTAAGGTATGGCAGCAAAACGAAGAACCATAGACCCCCATACCAACCCCGTGAAAAGGGGCATCGTCAAGCAGCAGAAAAATGGCGGTGCGGACAGGGCTACACAACAAGCGTCGCACGGCAAGCGACAATCAGAAAAATAATGGAAATCGAAAAAGCGATGTACCGTGTGCATCGCTTTTTTATTGTTCAGAAAGCGAGGTATGCCAATGGCAACAGCAAAACACCCCGGCGGCAGACCGCCGAAATACACCTGCAAGGAACAGATTCAGGGGCTTATTGATGATTACTTTGAGAGCTGCAAGGGCGAGCCGTTTATCGATCCGGATACCGGGCAGCAGTTTAGGGACAAGATGGGCTATCCTATCTTTCTCAATCAGCATATCCCCACGGTCACGGGGCTGGCTCTGGCGTTGGGCTTTAAGTCCAGACAAAGCCTGCTAAACTATAGTGGCAAAAAGGAGTTCAATGAGGTTATCACAGAGGCAAAAACAAGAATTGAGGCGTATGTTGAGGAGCGTCTTTTCGACAAGGACGGCGCCAACGGTGCCAAATTCAGTTTACAGAACAATTTTAAAGGCTGGGATGCTGACAAGAAATCTGAGGAGGACGGCAAAGCCCCGGCTATTAACATTATTTGTGACATTCCAAGAGTACAAGACCCTCCCAAAGAGGTAGATAAGGGAGAGCCAACGGTTGAGTAATGTTGATGGGGCAAGGTTATCCTCCATCATTGCCCCGGCTTTTTATCAAGTTCACTGGGATATTGCAGAGGGCAAGCACACATATTATGACCTTTACGGTGGGCGAGGCTCTACAAAATCATCCTTTATCGGTACTGAGATACCTCTGGGGATAATGCAGGACCCAACATCAAACGCCATTGTATTCCGTAAGGTGGCAAATACGATAGGTTCATCCGTATTTGAACAGATACAATGGGGCATTGATGAGCTGGGGGTACATGACCTCTGGAAGTCCACCGTGAACCCTTACAAATTTGTATATAAGCCGACAGGGCAGGTTATTCTTTTCAAGGGTTTGGACAAAGCCCGGAAAATGAAGTCAATCAAAGTAGCCAACGGCTATTTTAAATACTTGTGGTTTGAGGAGTTGGATGAGTTTGCAGGCGAGGAGGAAATCCGAAGTGTTCAACAGTCTGTAATGCGTGGCGGCCCCCGTTTTGTAGTATTCAAATCCTTTAACCCACCAATCAGTAAATCAAACTGGGCGAATCAGTATGTTACTATCCCACGCAAGGGGGCTTTACGGCATAAGTCATGTTATACCGAGGTTCCCCCGGAGTGGCTGGGCGAACAGTTCTTTGATGATGCTGAGGCTTTGCGTGAGATTAACCCAAGAGCCTATGAGCATGAATACCTGGGTAATGCCGTAGGTACGGGTGGCGAAGTCTTTGAAAATATTATATCAAGAGAGATAACGGATGAGGAAATATCCCACTTTGACAATATCTATATGGGTATTGACTGGGGATGGTACCCGGATCCGTATCACTGGTCTAAGATGCACTATGACAGTGCAAGGCAGACCTTATATATTTATGACGAATACAGGGCGAACAAGGAAAGCAACGCCGTAACATGGAACGCCCTTGTAATGCTGAAAAAAGTTACCGGGCAGGACCTTATAACGGCAGATTCCGCAGAGCCGAAATCCGTAAGCGACTACAGGGAGTATGGTTCATTCTGCCGCCCTGCAATCAAAGGTCCGGACAGCGTGCGGTATGGTATTAAGTGGCTGCAATCCTTGAAAGCCATCGTCATTGACCCGGTGCGTTGCCCGGAAACCAACAAAGAGTTTACCAGATATGAATATGAGCGAACCGAAAGCGGCGAAATCATAAGCGGTTATCCCGATAAGGACAACCACTCCATTGATAGTGTCCGGTATGCTATGGAGCGTGTTTGGAAACGAAAAGGACAATAAGAATATGTGTTACATTCTCTGTTACATCGGCGTTACATCCGTGTTACATTGACCGGGAATGTAACATTTTTGTGTTACATTGCAACATTGATGTAACGGACAATGTAACAGGCATAAAGCCTTATAACACAAGGGTTTTACCGATTATGTTACATTGTTACATTTATTCTTAATATACCTATGAAATAGGATAAATAGGCGGTATTTATACACCCTAAAACGCCTGAGCGTGCGTATAAGTACACGCGCGTGCGAGAATGTAACGAGGTGTGTTAGGAAGGAGGTAAACCGAATTTGTTCTCCAGATTGATAAGCCTTATAAAGGGGGTAATTAGAAAATTGATTCCGTATAAAAGTATAGAACAGGTTGAGCATATTGACAGCCCCCTCTCCCCTGAGATGATAAACGCTCTGGATGAGTGGTATATGCTGTATCTTAACAAGGCACCGTGGCTGAAACCGGACACCGTGAAGTCCCGTAACCTTCCGGCTTTTATCAGTTCAGAGCTGGCGAGGTCCATAACACTGGAGCTTGAATGGAATATAACGGGTAAGGATGCCAACGGCAACACGCAGGATGCGGACGGCAAAGAGCTGACCAATCCGAGGGCTGAATACCTTAAAAGCGAATTTGAAAAGTGCATGGAAAACCTGAGGGGAAAGCTGGAACAGGGGCTTGCCTCTGGCGGTATGACGATAAGACCGTACCCAAAGGACGGACATATATATTTTGACTGGACTATGGCATGGGGGCTATACCCCCTTGCGTTTGGCGATGACGGACAGCTCACAGATGTAATTTTCCGGGACACCTACACAGAGGGAAAAACGATTTACACAAGGTTGGAACGCCACAAGGCTGAGGGCGATAATGTCCATATTACACAAAGAGCCTTTAAATCAAATATGAGAGATTCCATAGGAACAGAAATACCTTTGAAATCTGTAACCCAATGGGCGACTTTAGAGCCGGAGGCTACTGTTACCGATGCCGAAGGTCAGTTGTTCGGATGGTTTAAGACGGCAGCGGCAAACTGTATTGATGTTGACAGCCCTATGGGAGTTTCCTGTTATGCAAAAGCCGTTGATGTCATTAAGCAGGCAGACCTGCAGTATTCCCGTCTGTTATGGGAGTATGAGGGTTCGGAGCTTGCCATTGATGTAGATCCGATGGTACTCAGACAGAAAAAGGACGGCAAGGGACAAGAAATGCCACGCCTCAACGAAAGACTTTTCCGTGGGGTTGATAGGGGGTCAGATGATTCCTATGATGTATTCTCCCCTACTATCCGTGATGCCTCACTTGTAAACGGCTTGAATGAGCTTTACAAGAGCGTTGAGGATTTGTGCGGTTTGTCCCGTGGTACCATATCGGATGCCAACACGGATGCAAGGACAGCCACAGAGCTGAAAATCAATAAGCAAAGGTCCTATGCTACCGTGTCCGACAATCAAAAAGCCCTGGAGCATTGCCTAAAGGATGTAATAAGGGCAATGGATAAGTTTGCAAGCATATACAACCTTGCTCCTGAGGGGGATTATGATGTGTCCTTTAGTTGGGATGACTCCATCATAACCGATACGGAGCAACAGACCAATGAGCGGCTTATGTTCCTCAATGCCGGAATAATCAGCAAACAGGAAATGCGTGAGTGGTACTTTGGCGAAACCAAAGCACAAGCTAAAGCCGCCATACAGGCTATATCCGATGAACAATCGGAAAGCCTTGAAAGCCTGCTGCCTGCTATGGAAAAACAGAAACAGGCTCAGCAGGGAACCACCACTCCCACCACCCCATAAAGGAGGTGTGAGCCGTGAATGAAAACTTAAACCAGGCAATAGACACCCTTATGCAGAGGTTTGAGGAGGTAAACCAGTTTTTTATTGATAAGGTTGCCGACCAGATACTTACCATAGGGCAGCTCAATCCTACCAGCATTAACCGGATTACGATAATGACGGAGATGGGTGCTAATATCAATGAAATATCCCAACGGCTGGCACTTGCTACAAGCATGAGCCTCCGGGACTTATTTAAGATATACCAGGTAGCCCTTGATGATACCTATACCGACCCCCGGTTTGAAAAGGCACTACAGAACCAGCCCCTATCTACAGAGGCAAAAACAAGGATAACCCAGTACACACAGGCGGTAAGCGTGCAGACAGCACAGACCATTAAGAACCTATCCAACACCACCGCCATATCACAGCCCTATAGTGCCGCCATAGATAAGGCTGTACTGGCAGTGTCCAGCGGATTGACGGATTACCAGTCAGCTACACGGGAGGCGGTCCAGGAAATTGGCTACAGCGGTATGCCCGTCACTTATCAAAGCGGATACCGTAGGCGGCTTGATACTGCTATCCGTCAGAATATAATAGACGGTGCAAACCAGATAGCCCAAAACTGCTCCATTATGATGGGCGAGGATTTAGGCTATGATGCGTTTGAAATATCCGCACACGCAAGGAGCGCCCCTGACCACGAACCGATACAGGGACGGGTTTTTCTTAAAGCGGATTTTGACAATATACAGAATGGCAGACCATTCCGGGAT